ATAGGGGGGGATTGTAATATGTAGATATATTGGCGTCGGCGTCTTGTCAAGAAAAATTTTGTGGTTGACGAGGTTTCCGATGTCGATTATCGTCGCGTACATGAAATCACCATCGTGGCTAAAAACGTACGTCGAAAGTCTCGACATCGTACCGAACACCAAGTACCGCTCCGACTGTCCGGTGTGCGCCAAGAAGAATACCTTCTCGGTTACGGACAACGGGTTGCAGCGGGTGTGGTTCTGTTTTCATGCGGACTGCAACGTGTCCGGACGTACTGGTATAACCTTGTCTCGTACGTCGAGCAAGCACGTTTTCGAACGGTCGGCGGCTTCGGTTCCGCCTCCCCGTACTAGTAACACTTACGAGATACCCGACACGTTCGTCAGCGTGTCTCGTCGTGTCGAGGCGGAATCGTACCTCCGCAAGGTCGGGGCGTACGATGCGTACCTTTCCGGGGCGGCGGACATACGGTACGACGTACGGATGAACCGCGTGGTTTTTTTGATACGAGACGGACGCAAGGTCGTGGATGCGGCAGGAAGGAGTTTAGATGGACGTGGCCCTAAGTGGTATCGTTATGGATCAAGTAGAAGTCCTTTTGTTTCTGGCACAGGTACATCTGTTGCCTGTGTTGTGGAAGATTGTGCCTCTGCTTGTAGTGTGTGCGGTGTTGTCTCGGGCGTGGCCCTCTTAGGTACTAATCTTCTTTCGGAACACATCGAGGTTTTGAAACAATATGACCGTGTGTTCGTCGCTCTTGACAAAGACGCGACTGATAAGGCAATTACGATGATACGAACGCTCCACTCGCACGTACCGACACGCCTGATGGTGTTGCACACGGACTTGAAGAACATGGAAAAGGACGAACGGAATGACTTCTTACGATCCCATATCAATCGATAAACAGGTACTCGGATTCGTACTCGACAACGACTTCTTCACGAAGGTGTCGAACATCGTGACACGAGACATGTTCACCGGAGAGATGCGTGACGTGTTCGACGTGATATCGTACGCGCACACGCAATACGGTACGTCGGTAAACGTACGCGAACTCGGTGCCTTGTTCAACGACAGGAACCCTGCGATGCCGGACTCCACGCGTGAGAAGGCACAGGAGTTGATCGCGGAACTCGAAGCGGGTATGCCTGACAAGCACGACCTATATCTCGACTTGGTGAATAATTTCTGGCTGCGTGATCGTGCGCGTCAGATCGGGGAGAAGGCAATCGAAATCTTCACCGGAGAAAGTGAGGACTTCGGCGGCTTGCGTCAGTTAATTGACGTTGTAGAGGATGGTCGGATTTCTGACAAGACGACGTACAGTGTCGTCGAGGATGACATCGACACACTCTTGGATGAAAACACGGGAGAACCCGACTTCCCTTTTGAGTTCGAGTTGATCCGGGAACACGTACCGGGCCTAGACCGGGGCAACTTGGGTATCTTGTTTGCGCGTCCGGAAGTCGGAAAGACAACATTCTGCTGCTTCCTTGCGGCGTCGTACATTCGTCAGGGGTTCAGGGTGACGTACTGGGCAAACGAGGAACCGGCAAAGAAGATTAAGCTGCGTATCATTCAGTCGTTTGTCGGAATAACAAAGGACGAGATGAAGGCGGACCGTGAGCGGATGCGTACCGTGTACGCCCGTGACATCGCACCGTACCTGACAATCATGGATTCGGTGGGTACGTCTGTCGAAGAGGCGGATGACTACGCCAAACTCAACAAGCCGGACGTGATGTTCATGGACCAGCTAGACAAGTTTCGTATCGGTGGCGAGTACAACCGGGGAGACGAACGCTTGAAGGAAACGTACGTGAAGGCACGGGAGATCGCCAAGCGCAACGACTGCCTCGTCTGGGCCGTGAGTCAGGCGAGTTACGAAGCGCACGACCGTCAATTTATTGACTACTCGATGCTCGACAATTCGCGTACGGGTAAGGCGGGTGAGGCCGACATCATCATCGGTATCGGCAAGACGGGTGCGAGTGACGTGACCAACACGGTTCGGCACGTGTGTATCTCGAAGAACAAAATCAACGGATACCACGACATGATCAACGCGAACATCGACGTACAGCGAGGGGTATACTACTGATGAACGTACTCACTTTTGATGTCGAGACGACGCACGTGGAGAAGCCGAGCGGGGGCTACACGCCTCTGCCATACTTCGGCAACCGCTTGGTGTCCATCGGGTACAAGTGGCTCACCAGCAGCGTTGACTACGACTGCTACTACCACTCGACCGAGCCGACCACAGCGGGTGCGTACGACAACTTTCAACGCGCCCTTTCCTTCGCTGACGTACTCGTCGGCCAAAACATAAAGTTCGACTTGCAGTGGATACGCGAGTGTGGCTTTACTTACGACGGAGACATCTATGATACGATGGTTGCTGAATACATACTTTCGAAGGCACGGCGTTGGCCTCTCGGACTTGCTGCTCTTGCAAGGAAGTATGGTGTCACCCAAAAGGAGACTGACCTTGTTTCGCCGTATATCGAGAATGGCAAGACGTTCTACGACATACCGTGGGAAATCGTACGAGAGTACGGAGTAGCCGACGTAAAGGCTACGGAAGAGATTGCACTAAAACAGCTAGACGCCTTTGGCGTAACATTCGAGGAGTTGTTCGATGGAAAAGGGCTTGATACCCACACTAAAGCTATCGCTTGAAATGACAGACGTACTCGCTCGTGTCGAGCGTGTCGGCCTAAAGATAAACATGGATACGCTCGACGAGATCGAGAAGATGTATACCGAAGAGCTAGAGTCCTTAGAGGCGCGTCTCAACGACTTGGCGCGTGACGCGATGGGCGACACGCCTGTTAGCCTGACAAGCCCCGATGACCGGTCGATGCTACTCTACTCTCGTAAGGTTAAGGACAAGAAGGCTTGGTCGCGTACATTCAACTTGGGTATGGAACAGCGCGGCGCAACGATGAAGCCGAAGCAGCGTACCCGCTTCTCCCGGCGTGAGTTCAACCAGACCGTACGTCGTATGACCGACATCGTTTACAAGACACGTGCCGAAACGTGTACCGGGTGCAACGGTCACGGTCGTAACCGCGTAACGAAGAAGGACGGTACGCTCGGCAAAGCGGTACGTGTGTGCAAGCGGTGCGATGGTGTCGGCGTTCTTTACATACCGAGTACGGAAGTTGCCGGGTTCAAGATATCACCGCGAGATTCGTACGACGTGGCCTCTGCAGGGTTTCGTACGGACAAGGAGACACTCGACGTACGCTCGTCCGAGTTGTCCGGTCCGGCTCGTGAGTTTGTCACGGGGTACGTCCGGTTCAATGCGTTGCGTACGTACCTCAACACATTCGTAGAAGGGATCAAGAACAATGTCGATGAGAAGGGATTCATCCATCCGGAGTTTATGCAGTGTGTTACGGCGACGGGTCGCCTTTCGTCTCGCAATCCTAACTTTCAGAATATGCCACGTGGAAATACCTTCGCTATACGCAAGGTGGTCGAGAGCCGCTTCGAGGGTGGTTTCATCGTTGAAGGAGATTATTCGCAGCTAGAGTTTCGGGTTGCCGGGTTCCTTGCCAACGATGCACAGGCGTACATCGACGTACGGGATGGAACGGACGTACACAACTACACCGCATCCGTTATCGGCTGCACACGACAAGAGGCGAAGGCACACACCTTCAAGCCTCTCTATGGGGGCACGACCGGCACAGAGGCTCAACAACGCTACTACAGGGCGTTCAAGGAGAAGTACGAGGGTATTACCCAGTGGCACGACTACCTCCAGCGTACGGCTGTTGAGAAGCGAGTAATCGCCATTCCGTCCGGACGGGAGTACGCCTTCCCCGATGCCCGCTGGACAAAGTACGGCACGGCTACCCACCGCACCTCGATCTGTAACTACCCGGTGCAGGGGTTCGCTACGGCTGACTTGCTTCCTATTGCTCTCGTCGCCTTAGAGAAGGTCGTACGCGATTCCGGCGTACGGAGCGTTATCTGTAACACGGTACACGATTCGATTGTGATGGACGTACACCCGGACGAAAAAAATATTTGCATAGACATGATGAAACACGCTATGCTGAGTTTACCCTTTGAAACTGTTCGACGTTATGGTGTCACGTACAACATGCCCGTCGGAATAGAGATCAAAGCAGGTAAAAATTGGCTTGACTTGCACGAAGTAGAACTGTAAGATGGCCGTTACCGACTATCCAATCGTAAAGGAGTAAAGGATATGGATGGAACAGAAATCATGGAAATGAATAACAACATGGACGCACTCGTTTCTGCGTTGCAGAGTGACGACACTGATCTACTAAAGAAGCTCACCGGACAGGGTGGGGGCGGTGGAGATCGTGTCGGTCTTCCACGCCTGAGCATCAACTACGATCAGGAAACTGACACCGGTAGTCCCTTGACGCGCGGTGACTGGAAGATTTTTATCGACGGCGAGTTCCTTTACGCGCCGGAAGTTAAGATACAGCCTCTCATGCGTACCTTCGAGTATTCGATGTGGGACTCGACGATGAACGAAGGCAAGGGCGGCTTCTCGTGCAAGTCTGTCCAGAAGCCGGGGTTCGGCGGTACGTTCCCTGACACAGAGGGCGGCAACAAGTGCGGTCGTCTCTCTCGTGAAGAGGAAGAGAAGCTTGATCAGCAACACCCGGCCTACCTCAAGAGCCGTGCCGTGATCTGTAATCAAGTGATCTACGGCACGATCAGCGGTACGTTTAAGACCGGTGCTGGGGATGAGGTCGTAGTCGAAAACAAGCCGATGATTGCGTACTTCAAGAAGTCCGGCTTCAAGCCGATTGCTGACTTCATTCAAGGTCTCGGTCGTCAAGACAAGATCATGGCACACTGCAGCATCCTTCTGCGTACCCATCGCAATAAGAAGGGAAGCATCACGTACTGGACTCCGGTGCCGACACTCGACAGTGTTCCCGGTCTTTCGAACGAGGACAAAGAACTCGTTGTTAAGTTCCACGACACAATCAAGGGACACAACGAAGCCGTGCTTCGCGAGTACAAGGAGCAGGTGAAGTTTCAGATGACCGAAGATGATTCGGACTTGGCATCGGACTTCACAGATGCTGCTTAACATCCAAGACTACATGAGTCGGGCAATTCGGGGGGACGTAAAAGTCTCCCCGGAGAACCTCGAACTCTTCGTTAAAGAATCTCGCGAGGCCATCGAGAAGCAGTTCGGGGGCCGCAAGCGCGAGTACCGCATTCGTATGTCCGGCTTGGGCAAGCCCCTGTGTCAGCAGGTTTTGGACAAGCACGGCGTCGAGGAGTCGATGCAGTACAACAGCATCGCACGATTTGCGTTCGGCGACTTGACTGAGGCGTTACTCATGCTCGTGATGCGCGAGGCCGGTATCGACATCGTGGACTTCCAGAAAGAAGTTTCCCTAGAGATCGAGGGCGTCACCGTAAAGGGTACGCTCGACGTTATCATACGGGGTGACGACGGAAAGGAGCGCGTCTGGGATATCAAATCCGCAAGTGACTGGGCCTTCAAGAACAAGTTCACTGGCTCTGGTGGTTACGAACACATCAAGAATGATGACCCGTTCGGGTACGTCATGCAGGGACACTTGTACGGTGCCGCCACAGGCTTGGACTTCGGTGGATGGATCGTCATCAACAAGTCGAGCGGTGAAGTTGCCATCGTCGAGGCGTACGACTGGACAGGTGATGATCGTGCTGCATACATGTTCGAGGCTGGATGGCGCGTCAACTTCCTTGCCAACCCCGACGTGCAACCGTTCAAGCCGTACCCCGACGAGTACGAAACGTACAAGCGGAAGGGTGAGGTACTCCGCACCGGCAACAAAGTCTTGCCGAAAGAGTGCGGCCTCTGCGGCTTTCGTGGTCACTGCTGGCCTGACGCTATCCTCCACGAGCGGGTAACGTCACAAGCCAAGTCTCCTCCGAAGGTGTGGTACACACGGCTCAAGACAAAGGAGCTATGATGTGGCGTACGTTTTTATTCGAGACTACGACTTAGAACTCTTAGAACTCAACAATGACATGTACCACGTGTACATCGAGTCTCACGTTGGTGCGGGTGGTGAACGCAAGACTGTCTTCCTCCGACAGCACGAGCGCGGCTTGCCCCTGACTTTGCGTAACAATTTCAGTGATTTAGGTGCGCTATCCTCCGAGACGGAGAAGCGTGACATTACAACCGTCGAGGCTGAGATCGGGAAGATTAGTCGCCTTGCAAACTCCGGAGTAAATGTATGCGTCCCACTGACTCGCTTGACAAACGAATTCTCGCCTTTGGAACGTCTGTCCCCAAGACTGGCAGGGTATCTGCTAAAAAGGCTAGCGTCCGTCGGAATGCGTCTATGAAGCAAAGTTCGGCTATGAAGGCCGGATTTCGTTCGACATTCGAACTCAACCTCGCCCGGGCCTTGTCTGAGAAGGGCATACCATACGAGTACGAAATGACGAAGCTGACGTACATACCCAAGCCGCGCACGTACACGCCGGACTTCTACATCCCGGAGACGAACATTTACGTCGAAGCGAAGGGGCACCTCGACAAGGGTGACCGCATGAAGATGCTGCTCGTCAAGGAACAGTACCCCGACCTCGACATACGCTTCGTATTCCTACGAGCAAACAACAAGATTTACAAAGGCTCGAAAACCACCTACGCTGACTGGGCTACCAAGCACAAATTCGAGTGGGCAGAGGGTTCGATCCCAGAGGAGTGGTGCAAGAATGGACGATAAAGATATGCAGGGAATGTTAGAGAAGGCGGGTCTGCTACCCGAACGGTGGTACCTCGTCTTTCGGCAGAGTGACGACGACGATCACGTTATGATGACGGCGTATGATACCACTACAGACGATGAGGATGACGAGTACATCCCGGCGGGTGCAGTTATACTTTCCGGACTCGTCGAACTGATGGAGACGGATTTCGAGCGCGTGATGGCTGCGGGTATCGCCCGCCTACAGTTCGAGGCTACACAGGAGGCTATGGTTGCAGAGACAGGCAACGGTCCCGAAGTGAAGCACGATCCGGATACCAACATAGTCAAGGTAACCTTCGGGAGGGAACAGTGATCAAAGAAAACTGGAACCTCAACAACTACCAGATGCAAGCGCGTAAGTTTGCCATCTATCCCGAATCTTCTAAGGTGACGTACCCCGCTCTCGGTTTGGCCGGAGAGGCTGGTGAAGTTGCGGACAAAGTTAAAAAGATCATCCGCGACAAGCGCGACGACGCTCGGTTCAAGGGGGAAATCGCAAAAGAAATCGGAGATGTCTTGTGGTATTGCGCCGTGCTTGCAGACGACTTGGGCTTCTCCCTACAGCAAGTTGCAGAGATGAACATTTATAAGTTGAAGTCTCGTAAGGTTGCCGGTACGATTGGTGGCAGTGGAGATGATCGATGAGACACGAGGCGTACATGAAAATGAAGACAACGGAAGAAGACGAAGAGAAGTTGTTGAACGAGTTTTACGCGGAACGAACCGACATGGTGAACAGTCCGCCGCACTACAATCAGGCAGGGATTGAGTGCATCGATGCTATCGAAGCCGCAACGAGTGACGGCTACGAATACTACCTGCAAGGAAATATCATAAAGTACCTCTGGCGCTATCGCTACAAGAATGGCGTTGAAGACCTGAAAAAGGCACAGTGGTATCTCGGTAAGCTAATTGAGGAGACAAGTAATGGATAATATGCTACCAACACCATACCAACAGTTTATCCACAAGTCGCGGTACGCTCGTTGGCTCGATGACGAACAGCGCAGGGAGAACTGGGATGAGACTGTATCTCGATATGTTTCTTTTATGGCTGACCATGTGCGTGATAACCACGGCTATAAGCTTTCTGAT